GCCGTTTGCCGCCACCGAGTACAGGACGCTTTTTGGCTTTGACCGGTGCCTCCAGTGGCGCAACCGCCCATGGACACGCAGCTTCAGCATCTCGCTTAAAAAACTCCCAATTCTGCCAAATGGTAAACAGATCGTGGGTCAGCGTCGGCAGCCCCTCAGTGGCACTCGGTGCGGTTTTCCAGAAGTAGGGTTTGCCGGTACCGGGATGAATTGAGGGTGGGAATACGTCTTGCACCAATCCCGCGCGTAATTCAAAGACAGTGAAGCGTTTGAACGGCTCGGCTTCGGTTCGCGCAGCAGCTTCCGCTGCCATATCACCCTGCTCTTTCGCGGCTTTGGCCTTGTCTATCAACCTTTTGAAAATCGAACCGTCAGGGTCTTTTTCATTCGGCCATGAAAGAGAGTGACGCGTGAGTTCGACGCCTTCCGGCACCTTGAAAACCACCCGGAATCGCAGCGGGTTCCCGACGATGGTTGGGAACACCACTGCCATCGCATCAAGATCAAGGCCCAACAGTTCATGCAGAATGTGTCGCGTCCATTGAACGTCATCAACGTCCAATGAACAAACGCGGCTCGGCCCCAATACGACGCCAAGATTGTGATTTGGGTTTCGTTGCCAGAACGCCTCAGCCGTCTCGGCGTCGGTGATATAACCTCCTGGCTTATTCCACCCTAGTCCTTTCGGAGCCTTTTCACCTGGATCAATCGATACGAGTGCCAAGTCAAAAGTACTGATGTAACGCTTTGCCCATGTAGCGATGGCTGTTCCTTTGCCCGATTCACTCATCGCCGGGCCTCCCGCAACTCCTGACAAGAGACACAGGTCTCGCAACCTTCAACCTTCTGCTGTCGAAGCAACGGGATTGGTTCGTCGCAGTCGTCACAAAATTGCGCGCTAACGCGGCTCGATGGAATGCGGCGACTGCGATGAATAGCAACATCAAGCAGGTATTGCGCCTGCTCGTTTGCGCGGTCGATATCATCAGCCATTGATGCGATCCTCCATCGCCCGACGAGCACCAGCCATGATGCCGAGGACTTCGCGGATCACATCCATACCCTGCTTTTCGAGGTCTTTTACTTCGTGAAGCTCCCAGACGTTATCGGCGGCGCCGTCATGCATTGCTGCCACGAACTCTCCCGTCTCGCCGAGAAGCTTACCTACAGCTTTCAATGCATCGCGCGTTGCCGGAACTGGCACCGGTCGGTACCAAACGGCACCCGCTGGACGCACCAATGCATCGAGCAAACGCGGGTCACCGGTAAGCCCGATTACCTCCTCAAGCTCATCCGGGTTCAGCCAACGACGCTCCTCATCAAGCTTAAGTTTCTTTTGAAGGGTGTCGTTGTCCAACACCATGTCAAAGGCAAGGGCGGTTATCCCGCCCTTGTAGTCACGACCAGCGCGATAAATCGCCTGGCGTAGTGGAAGAACCGGACCCGCGTCCGGCAATAGATCTGTACGACTCATAAACCGTAAATCCCCTGTTTACGGTGTAGCCATAGTCCAGGGCAGACCCTATCCTATGACCACGACCGATGTGCATGTGCTGTGTATCGTCGTAGTCGGGCTGGGGGATTCTTTGGTGAGAGGCCCCAGCTCGACACTTTTAAGCGGCCCGGGCCTTGCGGCGCGATCCGATTGGACGAATCTCTACCGCTGTACACGCCCCGTTCTCATCAACCTGAACCCGAATATCTCGAGCTGAGTTGAGCATTTGGGAGACTGCGCTTTGCGATACCCCGATCAGTAAAGCCAGCTCCGGTTGAGTTTTACCTTGGGCGAAATTTCCCAAGGGAATTCCTATTTCCTTTGCCATCCACGTTTCCTCGAATGGGCGTTGCGGCATGGATATTAGTGTTACTTCTTTTAAACAGCAAGAGAAAAAGACGCAACACTGTTTTGACAAAATAAGTCTTCCTTATAAATTGGGATGCATGATTACCTCGATCCCCTTTACCGCCGACGACGAAACCCGAAAAGCCGAAGCCATGCGCTTGAAGGCTATTTATCAGGATCGCAAACGGCATGATCCATCCCTTACCCAGGACAAAATTGCCGACCTGTGCGAATGGGCTGGGCAAAGTGTTGTCAGCCAGTACTTAAATGGGCGAATCCCTCTCAACATCGGAGCGCTGATCAAGTTTTCGACTGTCTTGGACTTTTCGCTGGACGAGGTGAGTCCACGTCTAGCAGCTTTCGCCGAAATGCCCCGTCTGCGTCATTCGCAAGGCAGCCGTGAAAGCTCAAGATCACCCGACTGGGAAATGCATCAGATTGAAGTATGGGATGACGAAACCCCGCTTGGGCCCGATGAAGTGGAGCTGCCGTTCTTTAAGGAAGTGGAATTGTCTGCGGGTAATGGATCTCAGGTAAGGCTCGAAACAAACGGACGTAAGCTGCGCTTCGGGAAACGTACTCTCAAAAGAAAAAGCATCGATCCTGCTTCTGCAGGTTGCGCTCCAGTAACTGGAAACAGCATGGAGCCGGTGCTTCCGGATGGCAGTACCGTGGGCGTGGATACAGCGAATACCGTCGTTCAAGACGGCAAGATGTACGCCATTGATCATGACGGACAGCTGCGAGTGAAACTTCTCTATCGATTGCCTGGTTCAGGTTTGCGCCTACGGAGCTACAACACCGAAGAACATCCGGACGAACGCTACGATGGCGACTATGTACAACAGCACATTCGTATCATTGGAAAGGTTTTCTGGTACTCGGTAATGCTTTGAAAGCCCCACTCCAAAGGCCCATAAGGGCCTTTTTTTTCGTCTACTAATTTTATTTATGAGATTTTATAAGCAATACTGTTGACATATTAAATCAGTAATACTAATTTTGCATCGAAATCTACCTCTCACCAAAGAGTTCGAACATGCAAACCACACATCAACGAGACACTCGCTGCCCTGTCTACCTGCACCCTTCTGCTTGCAGCAGTAGTGCTGCAGTTGAAGACTTACAGCTTCGCACGGGACTTCTCGTCATTAGCAACGCCAAGGGCCGTTCCCTCGCTATCAAGCCAGTCATCATCGCTGAAACATCCAAAGCCGCCGCCGGATCGTTCGGAGGAGATGCAGCATGAGTAACTACCTCATCCCCCTCACCAAACAAGATCTATTGCATCACATGCTCCAAGTGGGGGGTGGTGCTGTATGCCCTCTTCAACGACCTGAACAAACTATCTATGCAAGTTTTGACGTAGAGCTCACACAAAACAGTGCGGTTGTGAGCGTTGAATTGGGGGGCCACACCGGCGAACTCACCCTCAAGCGGTCGGATCGAGCCAATCACCTGCACCTGCGGGATTTTATTCAAGATATTGCGAACGGCCGAATTGAATCAGCTCAACCCACGTCACCCGAGCAGTCGGGCCGACTGGCGCAAATTGATCGAGCACTTGCTGACTCGGAAGCATTGCTTGCCCGCGTTCGCAAACTGATCGCTGCCTGAGGACTGCGCCATGAATCGCACCCTGGACGAAACAGCCGCATTGCTCGGACTCAAGCCCCGCGCCTTCCGCACCAGGTTGCGCGAGCTGAGCATTCTCAACAGCAGTAGCGATCTAGCCAGCCAGCACCGTGATCGCGGCTATCTGTATTCGGATCCGCGCAGCACCGTGATTCCGTCCCTCAACAAATGCCGTCATTACTCCGTGGTGATGGTGAAGGAAGAAGGGATCGAATGGCTGGCCAAGAAGCTAGGAATCATCATTACCAAAAAGGACGCCGCTGCATGAAAACCAACAACCTCAATGCCTACACGCAAGCCCTCGGCGCCTTGAAGCTGATCCCGATCTACTTGAACTGCCCGGGGGTAGTCAGCCGCGCAACGCTCCTTGGCGCCTCGACGGAAGCCATCCAATTACTGGAAAGCATGCCCGTACTAAGCACCGAGCTGGCCGAGGTATTTCGCTGCGTCAACAACGTGATCCTTGACGGGCAGGTCGCCTACGTTACGCCGACCAACTCGCCTGAGTTTCCATTCGGCGCCGTGGTGGCTGACGCCAAGGGCAACATCTGTGCTGCTGCCATGGGCAAAAGTAAAGAAGGCCTCGCCGAGTTGATTCGCCTCAAGTTGCTGCCCCCATCGGTGGGGTACGGGGAGAACGCAGCGTGAGCCAT